ATACTAAGGAGGCCGGATAATGAGAAAAACGCGCAACAAAGCTGCAGTCAACCCAACCGTCTTAAAGATGCGCCAGGGTCTAATGAGCTTTCGCAAGCGCGTTGATATTCAATGCTGGCATCCTGAGCACGTCCGCAAAATCCCCGCCATCCTGCGGGAATACGCGGACAAGATCGAGCGCATCAGTCAATCAAATGATTTGCTTGGTCACGACAAAGCGGTATACGCTCAACAACAGATCTCAATGATGAATTGGGATTTCGGGCGTATGCTGCCGAAAGATCCGCGCGAGCGCGGGGCATCACAAATGGGTCATACCGGTGGTAGAACCTATTATGTTGATGAGAACGGATTGGACGAGTTGCAGGCGCGTGAAGACTTAGACGAGCCGCTGCAACGTCCAAACAAACGGTCAGACCGGTAGAGGCACACGTCTGGCCAGTGTAAATAGTGCATAAAAAGGAAGAACAATGTTAAATCAAAATGTTACGGGGCAGTCTGGAAATCGGAATCCGATAATAAGTACATCGTTAATATGTACAGGCTTAACAGAAAAACAGCGGAGACAGATTGAACAGATCAAACTGTTTTGCCAGGACACGCTGGCTTGCCTGTCAATTTTCATCGCCGCAGGCGCGATGCTTTGGATTTTACCTCTTATGCAAGAGGTGAGCCAATGAGCGATAATGTGATTGATTTTCCGACCGACGCAGAAATCAAAAACAAGCTAAATGATGTCGCAGAAAACATCACCGAGGCCATGACGCAATGCGAGCGCTGGTTTAACACTCGCGAGGAGCTGTGTGATTTGCTGGGCGAGGGCATGCGAACCATTGGCATTACCGAAATGCAGACCGGCGGGGTCACGTACAAACTCGTTGGCGATGACTTGCACATTGAAAGGGCAGTACATTGAAAGAGCGCAGCCCGCTTACCCGAACGCAGCACGAGGTATTCTGCTTCATTCGGGATCACTGGCAAGAAGTGGGCCGCTGTCCATCTTTGCGTGAAGTCTGTACAGGCGAGATTGATGGGGAAAAAATGATGAAATCACGCGCCTCAGTCAGCTCCTCGCATAAAATCCTGCAGGCGCTAATCCGCAAAGGTTGGCTGGTTGAGGATTGGGAAATGAACGTGACGTTCTGGCGCGTCGCTCCATAATTAATTAAAGGCGCTCGACGTTGAGCGCCTTTTTTATTGTCTCGTGCATTTTTTCATCACTAAATTTTATTGCTGCAATTTTTTTTGTCGCTTGCCCTTCCAACGGCGGCACGTCCATCAAAAATAATCCGATATCGAGCGCAACGTAAGCATAGAAATCAGCCGTAATTGCGTTTTTACCTTGCGTGAAGGGATAACGCTTGGTTTTATCAATCCGCCGCGCCGCTTTGACTTGGATGGTTATAAACCCGCTGGGCAATTCCACCCACAGGTCAACCCCGTCGACGTCAACGCGTTGCGTGACAAGGCTGTACCTATGTTCCAACACCGACTGCACCAGAAATTCGCCGGCGCGGCCAGTGTGGTGCGACTGGTGCATTTATTATTCCATCAATCCGAGGGCTTGCTCTTTGACCTCTTTGTTTCGCCGCAGCCATCCCTTGATAAACATTTCTTTATTTAAGCTGCGATAAAATCTGGCGCGCTCGTCACACAAGCGCTCAACAATTTCTTCTGGATCAAGCGCAGCCACGGCGGCCAACGTTTGAGGCCCGACTGCGCCGTCCTGTTTCACGCCAACACATTTCTGCAGCATTTTTTTGGCGCGGCTTGGGCCAGAGTTTACGCCAATATCGACCACGCACCAATCAACGCCCACCGGCAGATCCTGCGCATGTACCTTCTCGTGATACCATTTTTTGTAAAGCGGCTTGACGTCATCTTTTGTCAGCGCCTTCATCTCGTCAATCGTGGCCTCGCGCCCAATGTAGCTACTCCACGTCTTAATCGTCACACCGAGCATCGTCGCGCCGCCTGGGTCATCTGGGTGATTTACAAACGTGTCGCCCTCATGCTTGATTATCCACTCAAACATCGTATCCCAACTGCTCATTTTTTTTGGCTCCATTATTGATTTATACTGTGCGCGAATTGCGTCGCGCTGCCGCTCCAGCTCGATAAACTGCCGGTCAATTTCGCTGAGTTGTGGAAATTCCAGAACGGCGGCTGTCATTTTTTACCGCCGAAAAAATGCTTGCTGCCGCGTATTCCTATGGCGGCGCTGCAGACCGTAAAGACTAGCCAGGTGTACCATTCTGGCAGCTCGGACAAACGGTCAAAACCATTTTTCACGGTGTCCTCCATGCCGGGAATAAAACACAGCAAAACGGGCGTAAGCACGGCAAAAGTTACCACCTCATCTTTGATGCTGGACTGCGTACCCTCGGCCATAATCCGTTCCCAATCGGCAACCGACGTCTTTTCACTGAGCATAATTCGAGATTTTGCCTCGGCCTCGGTCAATTTTAACTGTGCCTCGGCTTGCCCTTTTGCAGCGCGGTTTTTCAGCGCGCCGCCGGCCAGCTCAATCAGCGGCCCGATTAACGCGCCGATCATTTTTCGTGCGACAGCCAAACGGCTATCGTCCCTGTCATTGCGCCTGTCACGACGGAAATCAGTGAAGCCTGTTGCGTTGAGATATCGGGCATTGAAAGTGCCCACTCAATGCAGCGGACATACATAACCGTCATAACAAACATCATTAAGCGCGGCAAAATCTTCCACGCCAACACACGTTCCATTGCGATTGTCATTCGAATTGCTCCTTTAATGCGTCCATCGTGTCTTTCAGCGTTCTGCCTTTATCCTGCGGCGCATACCTGCATTGATATGTCCGGGGGCATTCACTAAAACTGGTGGTGGGGTAGTGCATTTGCCTGCCGCCGTTTACGTGGACGTACAGACAAATTTTCTCGCCATAGACGGTGATCCGCTTCGCCAATTTGCACGTCACATATTCGGGGTTTGCCAGCCCAGCGAGCGCCAAGGTTGCAGCCAAAATCATATCTGGCCATCCTTCCACAACAGCCCGTAGACAAGCGCGATAATCAGCCCAATGCCGACCAACCCGGCGAGAATGCCGACTGTGGCGCTAATGATGCTTTGTTTGATTTCCTCTTTGCGTATGACCGTGGCCTGACGCTGCGCTTTGATCTGGCGCGTCATGTCCAGGTATTCCTGCAAACCCTTGGGGCCGTAACGCCAGCCAATCAGCAAATGCAGCTCTTTCTGCATTGCTTGGACCCGCTTCATATTGGCGAATGATTCGGCGGCCTCTTGTTCTGCGCTGCCGGCAAACGTTTTAAACACGCTGGGTTTTTGCGCGCGTTTATTGCAATACTGCAGATCCGCAATTGCGCCGGCCCAAGACCCCAAGGTAGTCGCGCATTCACCCAATTCCTTGCCTGCCGAGACGGCAGATTTCAGCGTTTTAAACGCGCTGACGGCGGTGGATATTGCAACGGCTGCCTCGATAACGGGCATATCATTTCCGTTCTATAATTCGGTCTAGTTTGGCGTCTAGCGCCTCAAGGCGGTCAATCACGCGGCTCATATCTGCGCGGCTTTCAGCCTTGGTCGTGTATTCTTTCGCCAGCTCTTCGCGCGTGCGGTTTAACAGAATGCCTTGCCGGTTTAATTCGTTCCAAGCGGTGCGCAACATCCAGCTCACCAAGCCAAGGCCGGCAGTCAGGCAAACGGTCCACAACGTTGCGGTGGCCATCACCACTTGCCATCCCAAACGCGGAATTTGGCAAACTCGCCGTTCTGCAGATTGCGCTTGATGACCTCTTCGACAGCGTCAGTATCAGCCCAAGTCTTGCCGGCTTCTTTTAACCAGTTTGTGACCATGCTCGCGTCAATATTGCCGACGTGTTTGTAGTCCGAGCCAAACGAATTCGCGCTATTCTCGCGCGCAAACTCAGCATCTTTGATTGCCGCCGTAGCGTCGTAGGTGTTCTTAACGACCAGTTCATCGCCTTCAAACGAGATCTTTTGGTCAATGCGCGAGCTTAACATTTGGCTTTTTCCGTGTTGGTTTTTTCGGGGCTTTTGGCGCAACATCGCCCAGCACGTCGAATGCGTCCGGCGACATGGCGATAATTGAATTATACTCGTCGTTGGTCAGTATGACCTCGTCGCCGCGCTCAATGCGGCCCTTGCTGCAAATCACTTTGATGCGTCTTACGCGCAGCCGTTTAAGCATGTGTATACCTCTGGTCGTTGTAAATCGAGGGCGCAGCAATGCCACGCCCCCGGTTGTTTTTAGCTAGTGGTGTTATCGAAAATTCCACCAGACGCTTTTTCATTTTTACAGATCAGCGTCAATTCCGTCACAACCTGGCGTTGTGTGTTATCGCCAGTTTTCGCCAAGGCAGTTGACTTGGTTGGACGCAGCACAGCGACGTTCCACATGTCATCTTGCATGATGAACACGTCACGCGAGCGATTCTCCCGTGAGGGTTGAAACTTTACCTGTCCCCAAGGAGTCAGATATATCGCTAATGAATTGATAACACGCTCGTCTGCGCCAGTTACGTTCGCCCTCTGATTGTTGTTGCCGGTAAACGACAGCGCTTTGTTCATCTGAAATGCAGACAAATAGCAGGTATTAGGCTTTCCGCCCTCTTCCCAGAGGCTTTGCATCGTACTATCAAACTTTGCCTGTGAAAACGCTGTTGGCGTGCCATCGTCAGTTCGCGCGTCCGTGCCATCGCCGGTTGGGTTTGCGCCGCTATTTCCGCTTTGGAAATTGACGTTGGTTTTCAACCAAGCAGGGATGCCGGCCATTTCACGCGCTGTCGAGGCGTTCCCAACGACTTTGGCGTTGTTTGCAAAAATCGCCAATTCTATGTCGAGCTTTTGCTCGGCGGCAATTTTCAGCGTTTGCAGTGCAAGCTGCTTGCGCTTGCCGACCCGATCTAAGCCAATATCGGTGTCGGGAACGACAACCGAATCTTTGAAAATCTGAGTTTGATTGGACAGTCTAACGCTTGCAACGCGCGCAGATCCGGCGGTTGCGTCGCCTTCAATGTGAGCGTTTGCGCCAGACGAGCGCAACGTGTCAGTCATAAATTCAACGTTGGTGTTTGACGCTGAAACTTTTTTCATTGAGCTATACGCTGGGGTATCTTCTGGGGTGATGTTTACCACATCATCCATGATATCTTCGCGGATAGAGTTGACAGAATCATAGCTGTCAAAGGTGTTGGCCGGTTGTGCCATATCGTTGATCCTTTAGAGTAATAATTCGACCGCATCTTCAAGGCGGCCAGATTTTGCAAAGCGCTCTCGCGCTTTTTTGCGTGCGGAATTTTCAGCAGTTTCTGGGCGGCGTTTTGCGCCAGCGCGAACAGGCGGCACGGCGTTGGCCGTGGCCTTTCGTTCTTTTTTACGGGTCTGCAGCTCGCGCCATTTTTTGGCATCGTTCAAAACCTGAACGTGCCGAGCGTCCTTAACGGCGGCGACTTCTTCCGGGGCGAACCCGTAATAATCGACGCCAGCTTGGACTAGGGCTGCGCGCTTGGCCTCAGAGTCGGGGCCAACCAATTCCGGCAATCTTTCACGCAGAATATCAACCTGCGTTGCTATATATTGCTGGCTTTGTGCATCTTGCTGCTCAGATTGTTGACGTTGAATTTGCTGCACTTGTTGCAGTTTCTCGTCATATTCTGCCTTTGCCGCGTTATACGCTCGTTCCTCTTGCATCGCCCCAATGGGGTCTTGCTCAAAGTCGATTTGTGGCGGCGCGGGTGGTGCAAGTCCGTTTTGCGCTTGGTTGTAAAGCTCCAGAGTTTGCTGTTGCTGTTGCTGCAGCGCTTGGAATTGCTCTTTGTATTGCTTCTCAGCGTGCGCAATTTCCTGCATTCTGCGGTTGATGTAACCTTGGCCCGACGCAGATTGCTTGAGCTGCTCAAGTGTCTGTTTTTCCATTTTTCCGTCAATTTTGACGTCATAGAGAACAGGTTGGGCGGCTTGCTCTGGGGGTTCATCGGCATCAATTTCATCGTCATCCAGGTCATCGTCATCGACCTCGCTGGACGCCTCGACAGGCTCATCCGCGCTCTCGGCTATGTCGGTATCAATCTCGGTCTGATCTTCATCAGGTGCCTCTGATTGAGCCTCTACGGCTTCGCTCGGATTGTCTTCTTCAGACGTTATGTCTGGCTCTTGTATAAGTTGCTCGGCAAGAGCATCAAGGTCAGTCGATTGCATCGGTGCTTACCTGTTTTTTCTGCGGCTTGTCAGCGTCTCTGCGACAATCGCCGCGTCGAGTTCCGCCTCAACCAAATCCAACGCCCGCAGGATTGCGTGCGCGTCCTCGCGCTGCTCGATTTGCTCGGCAGTGCTGGAACGAAATGTCAGGATTTGTGCGTCGCGCACGTCGTTCATAAATTGCAAAAATGCTGTGTCTAATTTTAGACGTTTAGCATCCTCGGCTTTTATTTTGACGTCGGTAGACATAGGAAATCCCGGCAAATCGCTTCGCCGGGATTTTAACAGAATTACTATATGTAGTAAAAATTACGCGCTGAACACTATATGTTGATTATTGGCGCTGTTGGCCTTGCGCCACGCCGGTCAGCGTGCGCAATTTGTCTTGCTCCGCTTTAACCCGCGCCACGTCCACGGCAGTGCCATATTTTCCATATGTTTGAGCTGCATCAACCATGAGAGATTGGGCCATTCTATCCCGCGCCAAGTCGTCCTGCATGGCCATTTCTTGCCGTTTGCGCTGCTCTTCGGCCATTGCTTTTTGACCATCTAGCTGCAGCCTTGCCATGTCGCCCTGCATTTTTGCTTGCGCTTTCATTTGCTCTGCCTGCAAGAACGCCGCGTTAGGATCTTGCTGACCTTGCTGGGCTTGCGCCTGTTGCTGCATTTGCAACATTTGTTGCTCTATTTCTTCAGTAATTGGAGCAAAATACCGATCTGCATTTCTCACGCCGGACGCAGCCAAGCTGTCGGCTAATGTATTGCGTATGTTGGTCAGGCTGACCAAGCCGTTTTGAGGGCCGTAGGTCTGATAGACCATCGTTTGCATCTGCAATGCTTGCTGCAGCGCCGCTTGTTTTTCCGCCTCACGCCCAGTGCCAAGGCCGACGTTTACCTGAATATCCATGCCGCTGTCCCATACCCTAGGGTCCACCGGCTGGAACTGTCCAGCGACGCGCATCATTTGGTCCTCATCGCAATTCTTAATCATCAAGCGCAGCATAATGCCGAACAGATCTTTCACGCCGTCCGCTAGGTTGCGCGTGTACATTTCAACTTGCGCTGCGGCAGCCTCAACGGTTGCACTGATGCCAGCGGCGGCGGTGCTTTGCATGGCGTCAGGGTTGAGCGCCATGTTCTGCGTCACGCCGGTTTTCTGTTCAACCAACCCATCCAGATAGGTGAGGGCGGACAACGTCTGGCCCGCCACGAATGGTATGGTCAGCTCTTGGACCTGTCCCATTTGCTGCATACGCACCACAGCGCCAATCTCGTTGTTTAACAGGTCATCCACGTTTACACCCGGCGTGATACCAATGCGCGGGTTATTCACCATCGCCACGTTATCCAGAATGCCACGCAGCACGCTTGTCGCTGCGTCTTGGTCATCCATAACAATCTCGGCCAAGCCGCGCCCGTAAAATGCGTGCGGCTCTGGGTCAATCTCCAACTTGGCGAACGGCAGCTCGTCGCACGGCTCATAGTCCAGCAAGGTGTATGACGTGCCGCCGAGGACAAACTTGTGCAGCACCGGCGCCTCTGTGTCGATGCTGAGACGCATGTAAGCCTCAGTGATCGTGACCGGCTTCATTTCATGGGCGTCAGCGTCCTCGGCACTGCTAGAATTGCTGTAGCCGGTGCGCGCGAAATCTTCCTCTTCGTCGCCGTTAACGCCATTATCAAAGCTATCCAGATCCATCACTTGCTCTGGGTCAAACCCCATCGCCAAGACGTCGCCCATACGCATTTCGGTTCTGTGCGCAATTATATACGCATCGGACAAAGATCTGGCCGTGTCGTTGACGAAAAACTCCTCTGGCGGGACCGACTCAACGCAAAGCTCGCCGCGCGTTGATTGCCGGCTGAGTTTAACCGCGTGTACCGGCGCTTCAACCTGCATGCCCATCTCGTCAATTGCGGCGGTCATTTCGGTGGTTTGCTCGATGATTTCCACGCCGTCCTCGCTGGCCAGCATGGTCAATTCATCGTCGTTCAATTCGGTGTACGTGAAAATCTCGGCGTGCGGGTAATTTTTATAGTACGCCTTAATGATGCCCTGTTTTTTCACCAGCGCGTCGTGAAAAGCATCGCCCAAGATTTTATGACCGTTTAGCCGCTCAAATTCGTGGTGCATAAATGCCGTGGCCTGCTCTGCGTGTGCAGTCTGGTCAGGTCGGCGCGGCACGTATTCCACTGGGCGTGACGTGCTTAAAAATACCCGCATAAGGCTGGGCTTAACCGCTCGCACCACGTCGCGCACTTTGGTGGCCACCACCTTGCTGCGGCCATCCTCGTGGCCGATATAGACCTGCCCGTCGTAATAATGCTGCGCCTTTATGCGCTCGTCGCGCAATTCCGCCTCAACAAATTCCACTGCCTCTTCAATGGCGTTTTGCACGATTGCCTCTATTTGCTCGCGGGATTTTGGTTCTATGTGCATTTCATTCTCTTCCCACAAGCGGCGCGGCGGTTAAAACGCCTGCCGTCGTTAAAAATTGCAGTAACTTTTGCAACGCCGTTGGATCGTCTATGCGGCGCGCCTCGGCCACCAGTTCGCGCACCAGTTGGTCGCGCTGCGGCCCCTGCATAGATAGCATTTCGCCCAGCTCGCGATTGGCCCTGCTTTGGCGCGTACCATATACGATTTGGTTCATTATTTCATTTACTGGCCGGTCATATATAGCGCGCTTCAAACGGCTGCCAGGCCCCGGCGCTCTGTCGGTGTCCACGTCGCGAAAATCGCCCAACGCGTCAGCCGCCTCGCGGCGTTGCCCAGTTTGTGACCCTTCGATAACCTTAGTGCGGGTGGTGCTAAATGCGTTTTCCGCGCGCAGCGTTTTCATCACCGCCGCCGCGTCTGCGTCTCCAATAATCATTGCCAGTTTTTCGGCGTTAAAGCCTTTTTCAAACTGGCCCCAAGCTGCCGCCGCATCATTGCGTGACGTGCCCATGAGCGCAGCGATATATTCCCGCGCGCCTTTTTTATATGCGTCACGTTGAGCGTCCGACATGCCGTCCAGCATAACGCGCATTTCAGCGGGCGACATGGCCGTGGCGGCAGAGCCGGTAAACGCCTTGCGCCCGTCCTCAATAGCCCGCTCCATTGCCATGTTGTTTGCGTAACCTGTGCGCGCCGTTGAGTAATTTGGCACCGTATCAAGCATTTCATCAATATCGCTCAAAACTGGCTTTAGGCTGGAAACCTTATTGCCTTTACCGGCGCGTGTGGCCTCGGAAAGTGCATCACTCAAAGCCGCGCGGGCGTTGTGCAGCTTGGCCGCTGAAACGTCGCTCTTTTTGCCCAAATCCTTTAACACTGTGCCGAGCGCAGTTTTAACGTCGGCAGAGGCATCACCGGCCAGACTTAATATGCGTTGCCGGATTGGATTGACGTCAAACGTCATGCCGCTCTTTTTGGCGGCCTCGTACATCGGCCCCAGCACGTCGCTGCGCTCGGCGGCAAGCTCGGTGCGAGCTGTAAACGCTGCGCTTGGCTCGTCAACGCGGCGCGTCATTTCTGCATCGATACGCCCGCCAGCGCCTTGCGCTCGGTTGGTAATTGATTGCTGCAGGATATTGCCGCCTTCGCCCTGCATTGATGCCAAACCTTGCGCTAATCGCTGGGTTGGACCTGGCACGTCGGCCAGCGTGCCTTGCGGCCCAATGCTGTCTAAATATGCCTGTATATCCTGCCCACCGGCCTCGGCGCTGTTTGCACTGCGCGCCATAAGTTGGCTTGATTTTGAGCCGTAATTGCCAACGCCGCGAAACTTGTTTTGAATGCCGCGCGTGGCTGCGCCAACGATTTCGCCAGCAACCGGGGCCACTGCGCCAATGGCTGCGCCCACAGCCGTGCCCACAGGTGGAATTTGCTTAACGCTGTCCACAAAGCCATCACCAGACATAAATTCTGGCAGCGCCACGCCGGTGGCACCAACGCCAGATCCAATGCCCATTTGCGTGGCAAGCTGTTTGCCCTGCATGAGTTTTGACGCGCCGGCGGCGGGTATAGCTGCAGACGCAATTGACCCAGCGCTTTGCCCTTTTGCGAATTGCTCTGGAGCCAACACTTGCGCGGCCATATCTCGTTGCCGCACCAGATCGCGATACTTGGTGTATGCCTGTTTTGCACCTTCAATATCGCCGTTTTTAAACAAATCGGTGGCAAATTTATACGCGCCGACAATCTCGTCAGCGGCGTTTAGCGATGCGCCGGCCTGCATGCCGCGATAACCGGCAATGGTTTCCTCTTCAACTTGCTGCGCCGTCTTTTGCTGATTGCGGAAATTGTCTAGCGCTTTTTGCTCGTCAGGGCGTATCGTCCCAGCGCGCTCTAACCCTTCAAAAATCTCAATGGCGTCTAGTATGTCTTTGCTGACGGCATATGTTTGCTCTGCCATTAGTCTAGCCCCAACCTGCGGCGGGCCTCTGCCCGGTCATCTTCAGTCGGTTCATTACCGCCACCAGACGATGGCAATTGCTCAATGAACGCCAGCGCGTCAGCCATTGGGTCAGGCAATTCTTGCATTTGTTTAAGAGCCAGCCGCCGGTCAAGATCGCCCAGCATCACAGCGTTGGCAATGTCGCCCAATTTGCGTTTATGTTCCGCCATTCCGCGCATGGTGGCCAGGATAATTTGGTTGCCTTCTGGCGAGTTAATTAATTGCGGCAGGCTTGCTTTAAACAGCGCCAAATCGGCGTCAGACATAGTGCCGGAGCCGGGCGGGCGCTGCGCTGGTACAAGTTGATTAATCTGCGCGTTTAACGCCTCGGCTGCGCTAGTGCTTGTTGGCAACCCAAATTTTTGCTGTGCAAAGCTGCCCCAAGCGGCGGCGGCACCCGTTTCGGTGTTGTTTAACAACGCTTGAATGACGTTGATTTGGCCCAGCGTGGCCGTTGAGTTTACGCCTTCCTCGGCCATTTTCATGTAGAAATTAGCTTGGCCCTTGCCGAGCTGGTCCTCAAATTTACCCTCACCGCCAAGGTTAATGCTGGTGCCAGACTTAACCAAGGCGCGCGCATCCTCGTCAGATAATCCTTGCGATTTCCAATATTCATAGTTCTGGATTTGCGCTGTCTGTTTAGGCGTGGCCATGCTTTGCTTCATAATCGCGCCCAACACAGCGCTCGCCTGCAATTGGCCCGCCTCAATCATATCGGCGTACTGGCCCATTCCGTTGGCGCGCAGATATTTCACCGTTTTATTTCGCGCGTTTTTCTCGGTGCGTTGGTTGCGTACGTCGGCCATCATGCCCGCCAGATTTGGGTCAGGTCTTAATCTCAGCGAGTTTAGCCCCACTGCCAACCGACCCGCCGCGTCCTTAAAACTGTCGCGATTATAAAACTTTTGCCCCGTTTCGCCGGCGGCACCGGGTTGCATTTTCTGCAAGCCGAATTGCTCTAATAGGCCGCGCGGCCCTTGCTGTTGTGCTGGCAGCATCGGGGCGGCCTCCTGTTTTTCGTTTGCTGGGCCATAGGCTGGCCCTTTATATCCGGCCCACGCGCCGGTGCCTTGCTTGTCGTAAATGTAGCGCCCAATGCGGTCTTGCAGATCTCTTGTCATTAGCTCGTCGCCGCGCAGCCCAAGGCCGCGCTTGGCGTCGCGCAGGGTAGTACCAACCACCTGATACGCGCCCATCGGCGTGGCTTTTACACCATCATTTTGAATGCCGACATACGAGGCGTAATTGCTGCCGGGGCCGGACAATGTGGCAAAGTCTAGTGCGCCGTCCACAGTCATATCGGTAATTTTAACATTATCAAACATACCGCCAGAGCGGTTCATGTAATTAAACAGCGCGTTATAATCGCCGCCGCTTTCGCCACGAAAAATGTCCTGCTTGATTATGTTAAAATCAGGTCTCACAGAAAGCCCAGTCCAACAGACAAGTAATCAAACAGGCCAGGCTTTCGGCTCTGCGTGGTAGATTGCGGGACCGGCGTGATTCCGAGCGCGGCATTCATCGGATTTGTGCTTGCCATTGGCGCGCCGGTGTAGCCTGCATATTGGTTTTTTGCAGCGTCAATCAGGGCTTGCTGCAGCCCTTGCTGCATCATCCCATCTCGCATTTGGTTTCCTTGGATTGTTTGCCCGATTCCAAACGCTTGACCGCCCAATCCCGCCATTTGATTAGCTGCGCCAAGCCTTGTCGCCATTGCGTTATTGCGATTGCCAATGTCAAATTGAGCCGCGCCGAGCGCCGTATTAAACCCTTGGTTCCGCATCCCGCCAACGGCGTCAATCGCTTTCTGCGCGTAATTTCCACGCGTTTCCGCCGCTTCAATGCCGTGCCTTGAGCCGCCAAAGGCGTTGGCCGCGCCGGCTTGCGCATCAAGCTGGTTTAGCGATTTCGATTGGGCTGTGCCGAGGTCGCGCATTGTGCGGTCAATCACTTGCTGCTCGTATGGATTTTGGTATGAACCCATCAAATTCGCCGCCTGCATTGGTTCATATTGCATGCCTTGGGCCGTGGTGCCCATTGCGTCCTGCAGTGCGCCGGACGCCGCTTGATTGACGTTGAAGGGTTGACCGCCAATCCCGCCTTTACCAAGGCCCGCCGGAGCTGTGCCCGCGACGTTGTTTGCCAGCGTTGGGGCGGGGGGCGGTGGTGGTGGTGCAGGACGCAGTTGCGGGATTTGCGGCGTGCCATATTGCGGTAAAACAGCCGGCTTTGGCAAAGCTGACCCAAATACTCTGCCATTGCTGCGCGGTGGCAAAACATGCAACCCTGGCAAACCTCTCTTTCCAGAACCACCCGCCATTATACTGCCCCCGCTTTGCGCTTAATAAATGTTTTCCCTATTGCCAGGCTTAGAGGCTCACCAATCGCCATGATAATTTTGCCGAATAGATTTCCGGCGTGTTTTTTTGGCCGCATCTCGTGCGCCATTTGCTCTGCCCACGCTCTGACAATCGGCCAAAGCATTGCCCGCATCGCCCTGCTAAAAATGCCGTCACGCTGAATAAAGCGCGCGACTGGCGACGCCCAAAAGCGATACCCATCCAGCAATTCAGGGCAGGATCTTTTCAGCCGGACGCCATATCTTTTGTCTAGCATCCAGATTTCGTCCGGCAAATAGCCGAGCGCGCAAAACGCTGTGCATAAAACCGTTCCGTCGCCCGGTGAGCCGTGGCCTTCGCGGCCATCGCCAATGCCGAGCGCGCGGCTTACAACGTTTCCTGCGGGGTCGTAATTTGGATCAGTTAAGCTCAATTTGGCGTCATATCCGAGCCGCGACAAGCTCCCTGGCTGATACGTATTGTTGCTGGAAAAATTAGTATAATTGTTTTGGCCGTCACCACCGCCGTCACCACCGCCAGTTGGGCCAGCGTATTGCGTAGGTTCGACAGGTGGCTCATACGGCTCAACCGTATTTCCAAAGAGCGCATTGTACTGCGCCGCCTGCTCTGGATTGGCGGCGGTGTAATCGTCAACGGCATTTTGATAAATAGGCTGTGAGGAATAACCCCGCACGCCATTGGCATATTGCGTTGGCGCGCCCATCATATTGTTTTGGGTTGGCGTTGCCATTCCAAACGCGTTGGCCGCGCTGGCATTGTTGTCCATCGCCGCTTCCTGCAAAGGGGTCATCGCCGCCACATCTGGCCCGTAGTATGGCTGATATCCTAATTGAGCGACTTCCGCCGCGCGCTGCAAATTCTGTTTAGCGTAATGCTCGATATACGCCGGGATTTTCCCTTCACTCGTCTCAGTGCCGCCCTTGCCACCCGCCATTAAACTAACTCCTTTACGTAACTTTGATGCAGCGGCGTCCAGCCATGCTCTGCAAGTGGTTTTTTCCAGCCGAATCGGCCTGTCATTGTTAGCGCGCTGCAACCCTGCGCCTTGGCCCAAGCCACCACGTCAGTGTGCATTCCCATGATTTCATCAAGTGTGCCGCCACCAAGAAAAACGTTGCACACTTGAGTGCGCGGATAGGTAATCAGCTCAGTCACCAAGCATGAATCTTTGGCCGGCCAGAGCTGCATAGTGCCTTTGTAAATGCCCTCGCAAACGTCGATCCAATCGTGCGTGCCGCCGCTGTATTCCAGGGCGGCCTCGATCCAAGGTTTGCAGCGCTCCAGCTCCTCTTTCACCACGCACCCCCAGTTAGCGCAGCGCGCGACCAAATATTAGCTGTGCCGTCATGCGCCGCCGTGCAGACGTAAATATGGGTTGTGCTGACGGCCACCATGCCAACCGTATCGCCGGCAGCGCCAACGCTGGACGCTGGCACCGCGCGCTTAATGATTATTTCGCAAAATGCGTCGCCCGCCGAAACGACGGGATAACCGAGCCGCGACCACATCATAATGCCGTCATCTCTGGCGCTTTCGTTGCCCGTTTGCTGCACGAGATTTGACTTGTTCTGACTTAAAAACGCGGTTACGCGGTTGGCCCAAATGCGCCAATCAGATCCGTAGGGTTGCGGGACGCGATACTGCTCCACTAGCGGCGACCCCCGGCAACAACGTCCAGCCGGTTAATCCCAACGCGCCAATCAGCCAGGCGCGCGCCGGTCAGGCGCATTCGCATTTGACGGCCAGTAAATCGCAGGCTTGTCGGGTTGCTCATGCTGTAGGGGCCATACGTGCGCTCTGTGCCATTCGGCGCAAAACGCGTTTTAAACGTGGCTGTGACATCGCCCTGCGTTTTTTCATCGGGCAGCATTTCGGTAACGCTGGCGACATTCTCGCCAGATCCCAGCATAATCGGGCCAGTTTCGGCAAAAGGCGTCAGGCCGGAATACGCAAAACTTACCTCATGCTCGTAGATTTTTTTATCTGACGGGTCGCACATCATTGGCAAGACGAATGCGCCAGCGTCAGCCCCAGCGGTGCGGGCGAGCTGGCCAATATACCATGTATTTTCGACGAAATTGTAAACAACATATCTGTCATTTTCGGTACTGCTCGCTGACGGGTAAAACCAGAATATCTCGCCAAATCCCTGCAGCGGCATTGCAAATGTTTTGCTGATTTGTGCGCGGTTAATATCGCTGAATACATAGTCTGCCACGTCGCAAGGCAGCTCTTGAACGTTATTGCCAGTGTATGCGAAGAACGAATTTAGCCCCATCCAGTACACGCCAGCATCAACGCTGGCATAAGCAAGATGAGCGGCTAGGCCGCAGCTCGTGCCAACCTGATCAATCCCATAAACATATGGCGGACCCAAATATTGAGCGCTGTGGGCATCTGTGCTTGTCAGAATTAACGTCTGGCCCTGCGCGCGCACGCCGGCCATGATTTCGCCGGTGGTCTGTAACGTCAGGTCGCCCGCTTCGTTGGTCGCGCTTGGCGTCCAAACTGTGTTGCTTTCTCGGTCACACCACTGCACCTTTCGGCTGTTGCCGCCAGCGCCAAGCGCCAATAAAAAGCGCTCCTCAGTCACAACGATGCTTTGATTATTGGTCGGAGCGTTGCTTAACACAGCGGCCACTGCACTTGCGTTTAGCTGCCATTCGTAAATCTTGCCGTCATCACGATTGCACGCAACGAGGTATTCACCCCAAGGCTGCATGGCCCAGCTTGTCGCCGGATCTATGCGCGCTGCCTCCAAGCGAGGCGTGCCGAAATATTCTTGCCCGTATAGCCCGCCGCCATAGCCGGTTGCCGCCGAAGCATCCTCGCGGCCCGCCGATAGGCCCACTGGTGTGATGTCTGATTGTGTCCCTGCCATGTTGTACGCGTATAATTTGTTATACGTACCAACCGCAATGCGGCGGTCCAATCCGTTGTCGGACCACGCCATCATTCCGCGCACTTTGGCGGCGGCAGCCGTGTCAGAGCGCGTCCGCCAGCCGCCGAGTGGGCGTATAGTGCCATCAATCCATCGGACCAGATTGGTGTCGCGCCAACGGCCGACAGATTGCAAGTCTGTCCCGTTGCGATAGACGCCCGGTGGGATATTTATGTCAATTAAAGCCATAGGCACAACATGTTGTTACAGACGCTAAAATATTACCACATGTTGTGGGTAATGCCAAAAGTGCGGCTATGGCTTAGTCGGCCATGTGATGTTATTCGGAAAGCCTGACTGTTGTGGCACATTCAACAGGTCCGTGCGATACTGCGACCACTCTGTTTGTTTGTCAGCGGTCATTTCAGCCCAGCGGAGAGGGTTGGACACAAGAGGGTCAACGACTGTAGCTAAAATATTATCACGTTCAGCACGAACATTAGCCGCCGTTTCTTCGTCTAACTCTGCCTGTGTAGGAGCAACATATGCTGCAAAATTTGTGCCTATAAGAGCCATAACTTCATCATTGTCGATTGTTGTATCTGTATCGGCAGGGTCTAATGTGTACGGTATCCAACCGTATTCTGGATGATTAATCTGAACGTCCATACGAAGATTGTCAGATTGGAGAGATGACGCATTGCGGACTCCTGTGATTGTAATGCTCATTATGCTGTCCTAACCATTAATGTCATAGCGTAATGCCCACTCGTATTGTTGTAAGCATAGCCCATTGCTCTGTAAGTACCCGAAAGGTTAGAGCCTGTATCTGCTGCATACT